AGTCACTAGGACTCTCCCCTGATTTACGTTTTACTTACCGATCAAACATCAGGATGATGCTGTACCGTCATTGAGACCATGGAGGTTATCAATGCGGAAGACACGGTAATACTGGTTCACACGAACCGCAGTAGATGGATCCGAGGACGAAACGAATGGGTTGTTTACCAGTCCGTAACGAGTCTTAAATCCGATCTTGGGTTGGAATGTGTTTTCACCAACCGCACGAACCATCTGGAGTGGAACGTATGGGCAGTAGAACATACCAGCGTCGTAAGGTGAAGTACCTCTGTAACCAACCACGCAGAAGTTGCGTGAGACGGTATCAGTACCTGCACCTGCGTATGGATCGACGTAAACCTTCATCTTACCGTTGAGGACACCAGCGAAAGTGCTTGCAGTGTCATCGACGTTGAGGTTGACGTTGAGAGCAGGTGAGATGTTGAGGAATCCACCCATTGCGAGGGCAGAAGCAACATCTGCGGAGCAGATGATGAAGTTACCCTTACCGCGTCGAGTTTCCTTAGCGATTACGTTTGCTTCACGTTCGATCTGGAACATGAGTCCACGGAATCTTTCAGCACTCCAACGACCGTCGGAGTCAACATCTAAGTCATAGACACCACCGATACCGCGGCCTTCAGCAGAAGAACCGTCCTGTGAACCACCGAGTGCGGAGGTTACACCAGTACCACGACTATTGAGATCGAGGTGCTGTGCGCCAAGTTTAGCGTTGCGATAGATGGTTCGAACGACTTCGCGGTTGATTTCAGCAAGGATTTCCGTGCTGAGAATGTTTGCGAGTTCCGTCTCTGCATCTAAACCATGAACTGCCTTGAGATCCTGAGCGAGTTCAGTGGTGTACTCTGCCTTGAGGGCGCGAGTCTTAGCAACAACTGACGTTCTCTCGATCGAGAATGCCATCTGGTTGAAGTGATTGTCAGCAGCGTCACCGAGTTGCTCGGCAGATGCTGTGGACATAGCACTACCAGCGTCCATACCCGTAGTAGGTACTGAACTCTGGGTATCATTAGCACCGTAACCCAGAAGTGGGTCAGCAGTGATACCAGAGGTAACTGTTGCACCACCATCGCCGGTGTTACCGAACTTGGTTGCGGGTTCGTTGAAGAGTGCTTCAGTACCACCCTGAGTGCTGTACTTGCTCTTCATTGCAAAGATAAGTCCGGTAGGACCTGTCATTGGTTGCACACCACAGATGTCGTATGCCATTAAGTTGGGCATAGAACGACGGACGAGAGAGATAAGAATTGGATCGTATCCCTGCATGTTCGCGTTGCTATTGTTTCCACCGACACCACCAAGACCAGTGTTGCTGGCGTTAGCAGGAATTGCTTCCGAGATGAACTCTCGTCCCTCGGCGTGTGCCTGTTCACGAAGAGCGTTCTCTTCGTTCTCAAGAAGAATCGCAGTTACGTTCCTCTTATATGAATCGTCGATCTTTGGAAGATCTGAATGCTCAAGAAGTGGCTTCCACTTCTCGTTTAATGCATCTACATTGAATGTGTTGTTAGGGTCCATTGTTGTGTTCTCCTTGTTTCCTTTTTAAACACTTTTTATTTATGTTTGACTAGATTTACGAAACTTGTCTGTTTGGTGATGAAGTTCTACTGATTGCGTTTGAGTATACTGACATTACAGGATCTGTGATTGGATCTACAGTTTCTGCTGAATCTGACTGGGGTGCTTCATTGAAGAGTTCAGTCTTCTTTGAAAACGCATGAGTACCAAAGTAACTTTCCTTAATTACGTTGATCTTCTCCCGGTACTGTTCTTCTGTTTCGTACTCAATTCCTTCGACTAACGAACGAAGTTTCTCAACTTCAGTGTCCGCTAAATCTCTCGATACCTCAGAGAAGACACCATCACAGGTGGACTCTAAGATGTCCTTACGGAGTTCTACATTGTTTGTGATCTGCTCATTGAGCGAATCTTCAAGATCGCTAACCTTGGTTGCGAGTTCTTCAATCAGATCAGTCTTCTCATCGGGGACATCAATGTATGATTCCTCGAAGAGATTTTTGAGTCCGACCATGAAGTCTTCGGCGATTTCGGTTCTAAGACCGTTGGTGATTGCGAGTTCATTATCCTTCATCCACTGTTCTACAACATAACCCAGATAATCATCTACTTTAGTTGTCAACTCATCAGTGATTGACTCAACTTGCTCTGCGAGTTGAGTGTTGTGATTCTCAGTTAACTCCTCTTCGATTGCAGTGACTCTTTCGTTTACTGCTGCTTCGAAGATGGTAGTTGCCTTTGTGCGGAAGTCTTCGGTAAGTTCTTCACCAGTAAAGAGAGCGTCGATATGCTCCTTCATGTTTGGTTTTTCAACCTTACCCTTTGCTCCTGCCTTGGGTGCGTCGGTTGCTTTCTTACCGTCTGCTGCTTGGTTGTCATCGACATCGAGAAGCGCCTTCATCTTACCCTTGGGTTTGAGTTCATCCTGCTCTTCTACGTCTTCCTTGTCGTCGTCATCGCCATCGTCTTCACCCTTTTTCTTCTTCATGTTCTTTACGAACTGGGGTGGGACTTTGCCTTCTTCGACTTCCTTATCTTCATCCTCGTCCTCGTCCTCGTCTTCCTCTTTCTTCATCTTAGAAGCGTTCATTTTACCGTAACCTTCTTCGACCTTAGCGAGTTCTTCTTGAAGACGTTCTGTGATCTCTTCGGATGAAAGAGTCTTCCAATCAGAAAGTGCTTCTGCGATATCATCGTCAGATGCACCATTGTTCTTCATAAGGGTATGCATCTTGGCCATCTGAAGACCAAGATCTGAGTCAGACATCGATTCGTCTAACTGAACTTCTTTTTCTGTGTTATTAGTAGCCATTTAAAATGCTCCTTTATTTGTTACTACGACCTATTTATATATTTGGGGTTTTAGAGTCTACTTAAAAAGTCCTTGAATGCGTTTAGTTTTGTTTCATTGAGTTCGGCAGAAGATGCTGAACTAATCATCTTCTGATAACTGTCGATAACTTGTTCTCTCATGAGTCCGTTATCCCAAACCCATTGCTTACCTTCCATGATTCCGTTAACGAAAGCATCTGGTGCAGATGGGTCTGCCACAATGTCTACAGCAGATAACATGAAGTCCTTCTGAACTTCATTAACTCCGCCTCTTTCTTTCAAGGTTCCCATACCACGGGACGATACACCTAACTTTGCTCCCTCATCCATCAGATTTTTTACGATCTTTCCGTATGGGGTTTCTAGGATTTTCGCCTTACCAATGATATTGTCATTTTCTTCACGAAGGTCGTTGATGATGTGGGACACACGTTCCAGATTGACCGTTGGTCCTTCTGGATGCCCTAATTCACCCATTGCTCGATTCTTCTGTACATACTCTTTATTATATCGCTTTACTTCATCAAGAAGAGTCTTCTTTGGATATACTCTTCCGTTGCGATTTTTCTTTTCTGCCTGCATGAAGATACCTTCAATGAAGTATTGCTTCTCTCCATTGTTCTCTTCAGTCAGGAACTTAACGTCTTCAGTTGTCTCGGTGATAAGAAACATTATTTGTTATCTCCTATTCCCTTTTTACGATCCTCTTTATCCTGAAGACCCTTGATCTTTTCGTTGCTTCTTGCGATTGATTCTTTCTCTCTGGCGATTTCAGTTTCAACACCTTCGAGCATCTTCGATGAATGCTTATCCATGAACTTCATCATTTCGGTGTCGTTCTTGAAAGTAAATTTGTACTTTCCTTTACCAACTTTTTTACCACCAGCAGAAACACCATCGGCATCCTTCTTAAACTGTAAGGTTGTGGTGACTGATTCGTCTACCTCAACCTGTTCGCTCTTGACTGCCTTCTTAACGGTCTTTCTTCTGTTGTGTAGATACTCATCGCTGCTATCTACATCACCATCGTTGTCGATGTCTTTATCTTCACGATCATCGTGATCACCATCGAGTTCATCGTGATCAACAGCATCTAACTTCTTCTTTTCGTCGATCGCCTGTGCCAACTCGAACTTCTTTGCTTCGATAGCATCAGTAATCTTTTCCTGCATGATCCCCTCAAAGACTTCTGAGGCCATTGTAAGGTTATCGATCATGATTGCTGGTACTAGTTTCTTCATTTGGTGGTCCTTTTCGTGTATCTAATCTACCTAGTATATAGTTATTCTGATGCCTCAACCTCGGGTTGTGCTTCAACTTCGGGTTGAACATGCATAGAATCCACCGAGATTTCTAGTCGTTTTTGGTGCAGTGCGTTTGATGCCCTGTCATTCAGTCCATTCTCTATATGCTGCTTGAATGCATTTGCATTGTTTATCAGTGCAGCATCGATTGCTTTTCTAGAATCCATCATCATCTCCTTCATCAGAATCAGAATCGATATCACCAGATGCCGTTTCTGATTTGATCTGTGTATCAATAAGTTTAATATCTTCTTCGCTTTGCTTGAGGATGTTCTTGCGGATATATTCGATCGAGTAATACTTGCCAATGTAATCGTCTACTGTCTGTAGGAGATCAATACGCTCTTTAAGAAGTTCGTTTTCCTTGAGTTCAGTGAAGTACGAGTCTTTGGTAAAGTCGAAGAAAATTAGATCTTCATACTTTGCCCAATCATCCTCGGTAATAATACCTTTACTCATCAACTGAACTTTGAGAAGTACGGAGAATAATTCACTAAACTTCTTACGAAGTCTCTCGATGAACTTGAAGAACTTAACTTCGTCTCTTGTAATCTCAGAAGAACGACCCATGTTGAATCCGTTCTCTGCTTCTAGTCTAGAGATCGGAACATTCAATGACTTGTATAATTTCTTCTGGAAGTACATTACGTCTTCCATCTCACCTAGATTCTGTCCACCATCCAGAGTTGTGATTTCGGTTCCCCGACCACCTTCTCTTCGTGGCATCCAATAGTCTTCGAGCATAGATTGGTGTCGGTGTTCATCTCGCATTGCACCAGTTGATGCATCATAAACCATTTTATTCTTATAGCGGTTCATGACATCACGCAGATATTGTTCTGCCTTGTTCTTTGGTAAGTTACCTACGTCAACGTAAAAGATTCTACGTTCAGGGGCCCTAGAGATCCTGTAAATAACAACCGCGTCTTCAATCATGCGAAGTTGATTGAGTGGTTTTATTGCCTTCTGTAAATATCCAAGAACACGTTTCTTTGATGAATCAAACAATCCAGAATGACAATATGCAATAGAGTCAGGGGACACTTTGATTCCTTGCTCAGACAAAAGTTTATCTGATGTCGTCGCCGTGTTAGATGTGATATCGTCGTTGTCGAGGTAGACATAAAATTCTTCTACAGAATCAATCAGGGAGATTCCAGATTTAGGATCAACCTTCTTGTTTACCTTGCGAATCTTCTTGATCTTAATTGGATCAACAGGACGCAATTCATGAATACCCTTTTTAGTATTAGACGGATCAAGAATAATGTGGAAGAATAATTTACCATCCACATACCACCTACGGAATATCTCATATCCCTTATTGTAGAAATCCGTTGTCTTCAGAATAAAATCAAACTCTTCTCTGATTTTAGTCTTGATACTCTCTGGTGCATCCAGATCATCAAGGTAAATTTCTACTGGTTTCTTGAACCCATCAAAGACAATAGACTCGTTAACGATATCGTCAACGGCCATTTCGACTTCAGCATGTAATGCCATGTCTCTATATTTTTTAATGAGATCTACATCATTCCTAGATGCACCCTCAAAGTCAACATAGTGATTTCCGAAAAAACCACCTGCTACAGATATAGCACCATCATCTGACTCGGGAGTAATGAAGGATTTTACTGGTTCCTTCTCTACTAGATCCGACTCAGATGAGTTGGTGGCTATCTTTCCACTTCGGGATATATTAAACCCAAATACTTCCATTATGTAATATCCTTACTTGAATTATCAGGCAGTGAGTTCGCCAGCGTTGCCATCGGTTGTTTCCCTTGTAGTCCAATACTGATAAGTAAGTGTGACTGGGAATTCGCCGATACCTGTCGTTGGATCGTTGTTTAGATCAACCGTTCCAATTTCAGATGGCCAGCAACCAACAAAGTTATAACCCTTGCGTCGAATACCCTGTCTGTCTAACGAATAGACTTGCCAGTTCTGGTAGATTCCTGCACCACCGATTGGTTGTACAGTGAATGCACTAGAGTTATCAACATGCTGATTGATGAGACTAGACCATCTCTCGAACGAATCACGAAGAGTGAAGTCTTGATCTAAAAGAACACTGATTGACCAATCAGCGAACGATCTATCGCCTGGAATCTTTACGTTTCTACCACGGAATGGTACTTCCACGACACCCACTGAGGATGCTGGAAGTTGTGCTGTTCTAACTAAGAAGTTGAGTTGTTCTAATTCACCGTCTACTGGACCTACATTACCAACAACTTCAAAGAGGTTTGTACGAACACCACCACCCGCAAATTTTTGGATGAAGTTTTCGATGTTCTGAAATGCCATTTATTGTTTCTCCTAAAAGTGTTTATTACTTTATATGTAGTAGGGCCCCCGAAGGGGCCCATCCTACTTTTTATTATCCTAGACCAACTTCGTCGAAATCGATACCAGATCGAGTTGCAATGAAGTTCAACTGAATGTAGTTGATCGATCTTGCGGGTTTAACGAAGATGTCTGCAACAAATTCATTTCTATCAATTACTTCACCAGTGTTGTTTGTTTCGTCACATACAACTCTGAAGTCGGTAATACCTCTTCTACCTTGGACGGTTCTAAGGAACGGAACAACCAAGTTTCTAAACTGTGATCTTGTAAACTCATCATTGAGTTCGAAGAGTTGGAACTTGGATGCGGAAGCAATTGCTTTCTCAAGAACAATGAACAATCTACGAACATTGATTCTATCGAATGCACTTGGTTTACTTTGCATCGTCTTATCACCAAACAGGACTGTTCCCTGTCCGGGGAAGGACACAACTGGGTTGATGTTGTTCTTGTACAGTTCATCTCTGTGTGTCTTAGATGGGTTGAATGCAAGTCGAACGACACCACGAAGTTGTCCACGGTTAAATCCTGCTGGAGAGAACCATGCATCAGCAATCTCTTCTGTTCGTGCTGCAAGTCCGGCAATATCACCGTTTAGCGGAACGTGTCGAAGAACATCATTGTAACGGTCAAGCATGACTTTCACGTTACCATCGATTACTGCATAAGAACTGTCCTTGTTCAGAGTCGCCTTCTTGTAGTCGATGATTGCCTTAGTTGCTTCTTCGGCAGTCTTGTTCTTAACATCTGCAACTGGTGGAGAGATGAATGCAACACAATCCTTTCTCTTATCACAGAGATCGACGAGAAGTCCGTCGAGAATTGCATTACCAGGTCCACCGAGGAGGAGAGAAACATCAACTGTTTCTGGATCCTCGAACTGATCGTAACCATCGGTGTAAAGTGCTGCTGCACTTACTCCCGAAACGGATCCTGCACCACCAGAAAGTCCTGCGTAGAACGAAGCATCGAAACCAGTTCGAATGTTCACTGCATTTGCTGGAGCAAGACTTGCGTATGTTGCAGTTAGACCAGCAGTGCTGGTGATACCGTTAAAGTCTGCATTACCGTATACAAAGTCTGATTGATCATTGAGTACGTTCTTCCAGAAGATAGAGTTTCCGTTTCCATCTTTAGCGTCTCTAGACTTGGAAACACCTTCGAACTTCTCAAGAAGACTACCCTTAACTCCGGTGAATAAACCATCCTCATCAACGATTGCAATGTTCATTGCGTCGTTTGTACCACCACGGTTTTCGACCGATGCGGTTGTGGTTGGTTCAGCAACAAAGTCCTTTGCGTACTTGTTGAAGATCTTAAGTGATGTGCCGCCAGTTTGTGAGTCAGTGATAGCAGCATTAAGTGGTGGGAAGATTTCAACGAATGAAACCGCACTACCACCATCAAGATCAGTATCGGACGCCGCGGTCCAACCTGTACCACCAAAGATGACTGTAAATTCTTCTGCATCAGCAGCACCACTTACACCCTGAACTAAGTGTTCTCGTCTATCATTGAACTTAAGGATATCACCCTTATGCAATGTGATGGAACCAGAGTTACCACCATTAGATTTCAGTTGGACGAAGTTTGAGTTAATTGAAGCAGTGACTCCGTGAAGACCGCTAGTTGAACCATCTCCATCGAAAACGTGAACTGCAATCGAGTTACCTCTTACGCCTGGGTACTTACCGATAATTTGTGCAGATGCGTTTAGACCACTTCCTTCATCAAACTCTCGACGGTTTGCAACCTGAGTTTGACCAGCGGTCTCGTTGTCTGCGTTCTTCCATGTGCTATCGACTGCACGAACGACTTGAAGGTTATTTCCATAACCTAAGAAGTTGGCAGCAGTGAACCAATATTCGTAGTTATCCTCGTCTGGATCACCAAAGATCCGACGAAGAGTGTTCTCGCTATCAATTAAAATTCTTGTTTTGGCAGGGCCCCATGCGAATGGAGCGGCCATTCCAGCAGAAGTTGTTGAAACTGCTGGTACGATCTGCGAAAGATCTTTTTCTGTGACGTTAACGCCTGGACTTACTTGGAATCCCATTGTTTATTCTCCTTTAACGGCTGTTATGCTTAACGATAATATTTATGAAAATACTATTTTCGCACCATCACAAAATTACTTCTATACCTCTTATGTAGGGATTACCAGTCTTCGGTCGAACGCCAGATATCACCCTGATCATCAATCTCATAGTCCATACCATCACCAGTATCGATAAAACCAAACGGCAACATTTCATCTTCAATTTGTTTCATTTTATCTTCGAAGAGTTCTTTTCTGATATCTGTGTTCATCAGATCTTTCCAGTAATCCTGACTGGTTAACCACGCAAACATAACCAACGTCATTGCCAAGTCATCATTGTGACCCTCGTCTGCTTCGAAAGACTGTTTCTTTGCAACGAAAGAAGTCATCTCTGCTATGGTATTGAAGTCTTCAACCAGTAACTGATCACCCTCAACAAGACTCTTGAGTGTAGCACACCCCACACGTTTAGTAACAGTGGTTTGTCTGATACCCATGATCGACTCACCTTGACCGAATCCACCACTCAGAACCTGACCCTTTCGTCCCTTCACAGTACACATGAGAATGTTATCATATTCAAGATCGGCATGTAAGATGTCTGCAACCTGCCCACCAATGTCGTTCACCTCGATAAACACATGTGCTGTATTATATCTTTTACCAACGGCATTTATTATATTAGGATAGAGCATGGGTGCGATCGTATTGCTTCGATATGTTGCAACCACTGTATATGGCATCTGTGTTGTATCGAATACACTGAATGCACTGTAGTCATTTCCCATACCTCTGGCAGTATCCACCGTCATCACATAATGATGATTTTCTTTTGGTTCTTCGTATACAAGAAGTCCTTCTCCATCATCATATGTGGGTTCCTTATATGCCATCGATTTTAGTTTGGATGTCGATATCAACGTATGAACAGAACCAATGAAGTCACATTCAAACTCAGTTGCAAACTGCTCCTGTGATGTGTTTGCTATTGTCTGTTGTTTCCATTTTTCGTCTCGTCCGGGAACGGCAGACCAGTGAACCTCCACAGGAACATATTCGTTCCTACCATTCTCTGCGTCAGTCCAGAACTTATAGAACATGTTAAGTCCCTTGGGTGTTGATACCATGAGGACTTTGGTGGTTTTACCAGAGGAGATGGTTGGGTATACCGAACTAAAAAACTCACCCGCTACGTTCTCTGGGACGTATGCAAATTCGTCTAGGAAGATCATGTTGAACGATCCACCACGAACCGCACTCGATGATGTTGCAGATGCGAGGATCTTCGAACCATTCTCCAGTTCAATTGATCCCTTGTTCCATTCAATGATACCTTGCTGCATCCACTTAGGTAGATACTCATATGCCAGTTTCAAACGAGACAGAAGTTCGCGTGCGGTTGCGAGTTTGTTTGCTAGAATGGCAACAGAGACACTCTGATTGAAGAGTGTGTAGTGTAGCAGATAGGAAATCATAGTTGTTGATTTACCTGTCTGACGAGGCAGTTTAGCAATCACGAATCGGTTGTTGTGAACTTTATCTACGATGTCCTCTTGAAAGTCCCACATCTCGAACGGTACAAGACCCTCGTCGAGAGAAACAATCTTGATGTAGTTTTTGATGAAGTAGATTGGATCCGAGGCACATTTCAGATACTCTTGAACCTGATCTTCGGTAAACTCTACAGGAACATCTGCTGCCTTGAGATTATGGTTGCCGAGATATTTCTCACTCATGGTCTATAAACTTTGTTGTACTCCGACTATCATTGATCATGTCCAACAGTTCTTTAGTTGAACCAACATAAATCGAATTGTTTGTAGTGTTCTTCACATTGTTGGTTGTCTTGTCTTTCTTGATATCACCCATTCTCTTATGCAGATCTACGAGATCTTTATTTGCTTCGGAGACAACCTTGATCATCTGTGCAGCAACCTCGTATGCTCGGGGTGATTCTCCCTCTGATGCAACAGCAAGAATACCATCAATGGCACCTGTGCCTGTGTTGATCAGTTCTTTTAGGTTATTCCTCACCAATCTATAGTCAACATCTTCATCACCTTTCGGGGCATCCGTGGTGATCTCTGTTGGTTTATGTGGAACTATGTCTTGGGTTTCGGCATCAGGATCGAAGTTTATGTTCAATGCTTCTGATATCTTTTCGTCTGAATTATCTTTACTCATGATTAATTACTCCATTCAATATGTATTACCCTCAGCATCAATCGGTGGACCCGCAGTATAACCCGTTGCACCTCTGACGTAAATATTAGTTTCTGCTGTATACCCTGACACAGTACCTGTTGCACCAGATAGTCCGACATCAACGCGGGAGAACGCACCTGTCGCGCCCTGAGAGGTTGCCCCCGTGGGTCCGTAGATCCAGTCGTTTAGTCCATCATTGAAGAATACAGTCTTGGTTTGACGGATAACGGAAGAGTTCTTCGTTGGACCGAAGCAGAATGACTTAGCAGTAAAGTCAAAGTTTATCTGGATGTTTCTTCTTGAATCAAAGTCTCCCTCATAATCTTCAACGATTGACACATTGTTGAGAATGATAGGGACATCTAGTTTGTCATATAAATCTGTGAAGTTGATTGAGACTGTAAACTCTGGAGTAAAGTAAGGCAGAATCTGTTCCATGATCTGCAAACCATCATCCATGTTTCGTGTAAACGCAGAGACAGCAAAGTTAAAGTTATATGGAACTTCCGCAAACGCATAATCCAGAGTAGATCCGGCACCTGTCTGTGTAGATTGTCTGCTCTTCGATAGTGTGTTTCTTTTTCTCGATGGATCGTATGATACATCTGTAATCTCAAATCCGATACGAGGAAGTGTAATTTCTGCTTTGGCAGAATCACTCAAAGAATTAAAGTTGTTTAGTCGTGTGAGAAACTTTTCCTTTGGTCCATATGACAAAGGAACCCGGATACGTTCTACTTCTGCACCCGAAGAATCACTCCGTGCAATAACGATGTCATTGAATAATGATCCGAACGCCACTACGGTTTTTCTTACGGAACTATTATAGAAATGTGTAAACATTAATAGTTACCCTCCGAGAACGGATCATTCTCTGTGAAGTCGAATATAGAATCGGAATCAATTTCAAACTCTATTGATTCATTGTCACCATCACTGCCTCCAGTAACACCTTGTGTAATGACTGTTGTCGTAGTTACCTGTGAGTCCAGTGCATAACTGGTCCCGGTTGTTCGTCCTATGACATTCTGTGAGTTTGAGAATGTTCCTGAGATACCAACAATAGAAAGCAACTTCGTGGATAGTGTCCAGTCCGTAACCTTGGCAAGTGCCGTCTCTGATCCAACAGAACCCTGATAAACTTCTTCTCCGATACGGAAGTCCTCTCCTGCATTGAGAGTTCCCAGTGTGAGTTCAATCTCAAACTCTTGTCTATCATCTTCGAGTGCATCGATGTCCGAGTATCCGGTGTCGATTTCTTCGTGACTATAGACGAACAGTTCGCATGAGACTTTATATGTGTGAAGTTTACCTAACTGATAGAATGGATTTTCGTGTTCAACAAACTTAATTTCAAACAAACCCTTCGAGAGTGGGAAGTAAATCAAATCACCCTCTCGGGGTTTTTGGATTGATGCCTCGTTTACTGTGACGACTTGTTCAAATCGTTTCTTGGCAAAGACAAGACTTACACTGTCTCGTATCTCAAGTCCAAACTTAGAAACAAAGTCGCCATCTCCTTCAAATCCATCTGCACTTTCAATGTACATTTCGAGTGAGTACCCATCGTCAAACTTTGACTGAGTGTCTTCGCCGAATAGTTTATCTTCGTTCATCAGAGTTCGGGGTATATACACCATATCCTCACCGTGCATTTTAATTGCTTCCACGGTGAGATCTTCAATGAGTCTCTGCTCACTCCCGATGTTTCTTCTGAAATAAGAATTCTTTGCCATTTTATCCTACCATGAAATCTGGTGGTAACTCGTACTTGAGTTGAACTTCTTCTTCTATCTTTGTAATTTCTTCTTGTCCCTGAGAGTATAACTCTGCACCATTGTATGAAAGACCACCGGGAAGTGTGATGTTCTGAAACTTGGATAAGTTCATTCCCCATTGTCTTTTAATTAGTGATGTGACATACTCTTTCAGAAGTCTATCATTATAGATTTCCGTGTATGTGTCTGGATCTAATATAGAGTATGCTTCGATTACGACAAAATCACCAACAGTAAATTGTTCAGACCAGTCAGTATCGATCAGTAGTTTATTTGTTACTCTAGAAAATCGAACTGCCTTTTCTGGATCTAGCATCTGTTGAATAAGTGCTAGGTGTCTCTTTGTGATATCATACTGTGCCATGTTTCCCATACCAGTACGCACCCCATAGAAATCGTTGAGTGCCATCTGATATCGAACATCAAACATGTTTACGCTGTTGTTTCCCTGTTCGAATATTCTTGTTACACTGATAACAGAAGAATCAACATTGTTCATGTCAATGTACTCGTTTGTAATATCATCTGCTGTTAACTCATGCTTATAGAATTGTTTCTGCACACCATCAAAATGGTATTCTGCAAAGAATTGTAGTGCATCATCGAGTCTATCTTCTACCTGTGAATCATCAACATTGATCTCGATCACAGGATCCCCGAGTCTCCTCAGAGCATAGTCCTTCAGTTGTTGTCTCGTTGCTGGTTGTGCCATCTAAAATGCTCCTCTTCTTTTTATATGTATGATTTCTAGTGCATTTTCTAATGGCAGTTCCTTCACCGCCTCTTGGTTTTCTAAACTTTTTCGAAAATCTATTTTTGTTTACCAAGGAAACTCCGTACCTTTCTGATCCTTTCTGACTCGATGCGGGCCTCGTCGTCATAGATCTTTTTGTAATTTTTAAACTCGTTCAATCTCGAAATGAAACGATCCCCATCTTCCCAAGGCATAGGAAGGGGGATTATCGTGGAACCATTACTTCTGTAATGTTCTTGATTTTGAATATAGACTCTGGTTCTTTGATCGTGTGGTGGATCATAGTCCGGTTCTAGTTTTTTAAAAAGTTGAAAATCTATTTCTTCGTTGTTTATTATAACTCTATCTTCATCTACATTATGAATAAATCGATTCATCTAGTATTCCATTATCCAGTTCCAAATCCATATCCAGACTCATCACCCGTTGAAAGATTGACGAGAGAAACAAAAGATCCTTTACTGACTGTAATAGTAGTACCATTAGCAAGAGAAGTTACTCTAGCATCAAGAATTGCCTTACCGTCAGTTAGAGCAGTGATTGCCGTTATTTCACTCGTCCGTGTGTTTTCATTTTCACTATTTGCTCTTCTAAACTCAGTCAAATCATTCCACAGTTTAATTACTTCTGTTCCCGTAAACTTAACTCCTTCACCTTCAGCATTGTTAATCGTATATGAACCACAAGAACCACTCGAAGTTCCTGCGTTAATAGACGCAACTAATTCACCAACAACATCCATTGCATCTGTTCGTCTAACGAATGAGAACGAACCACCACCAGTTGATCCGGTGTGCGTTTCTCCTGCTGGTCCGAAGTATCCAGTAGTTCCACTAAATCCACCACATGAACCATCATTAAAGAATAATGTACAGAATGAGTTAGTGGAAGATCCGGTTGGACCTGGGTTATGTGTTTGTCCGTAAAGACGAACGTAATTTAAATCCGCAGAATCTGAGGAGAGTGTATTTCTGATAATGTCTTGATAAGTGGAGATGTCCACGATGTCCAAACCACCACTTCCACCAGAACCACTAGCACCGCCGGTTGACTGAATTGCGTAGTGAGCAGCACATGACATTCCCGTGATGAATCCACCACCAATGGTTGGATAATCAAAGTCTCCAGTTCCGGTGGTATTTCTCAGCATCAGTTTTCCCCTCGATGGGTTCCAAACCGTAACTATACCTTCAAAGAAGTTTCGACGATGCATTCCGGGATTCTCGCCAGACTGTACATCAAACAGATTACAACCAGAGGTTCCTCTACATGGAAGATAGTAAGCATATCCTGCTTGCCATGTTTCGTCACCAAGTCCGGCAGTAGATCCGTCGTTTGCACCATTCTGATAAGTACCAGTCAGGGTAACACCAGACATTCCTGCCCATAATTCTGGACCAGAAGTCACACCGATAACTAATTCATCAATGTTTCCTACCCACCCCTGTGAATTATCACTAGTCGCTTGGGGATTAAATCTAGAACCAATAGAGAATGGGTGTGGATTTAGTTTGATTCCACCGCCATTTGTTGACTGGTTTACTGTTCGTATTCCGTTTACATATGCAGTAACTGTAGATCCAGCAG